GCAGTATATGAAGAGGAGTGATATTCGCCGCCTTGCTTGCCCCAGGCAGTTGCTTTTGCACGGTTGGTCCAGTTCGAACCATCGATAGCATCTTTTGTTTTGTCAGTATAACCCTCCATATCCAGTCCGGTGCCTTCCTCCCAAGATTGTGATACAGCCAAAACATTAACAGTAAAATTCTCAGGCACCTGCTCAGAGTGTCTAGCATTAAACATTCTCAAATAAAAGCTCACGCTTCCAGAACTAGGGATGGTTCCTGCTGCTCGGTCTGACGACATTGTACTCACTGGGAATCTCACCAGCACTCTTGAAAGTTCAGCCGAGCTAGTCGTCTGCTGGCCATAAATCGAAAACACCTCTAGTATGTCCGCGGCTCCCATATTGGAGCCCGTGGCACGAGTAGATAAATCTACTCCGTAAGCATTTGTAATTGTGTTGTCTTGGTCTGCATAATATTTTTTAATGGCCATTATTTAATAGTCCCCACAATATCTATATTCGGGTATTTTAATTCGTAAACGACGTTTTCAGGTGCGTATAAAATTCTACCGTCGGCCGAAATATAGTTGTTTAGGTTCAGTATCGTTGATGAGTAATTTCCGCTCGATCGGTTTGTTAACTTAACATTTGTAACATCAACTATCTCTTCTAGGTTGTTTAGCCTATCATAAATTTTAGTTATATATATCGGCTGCCCAATATCCATTTTTTCTCTGAACATCTCTTCTATTTCTAATATTGCAACGTTTAAGGCCTCTGTCTTATCGGTCTCATAATCGACGACAGCAACAAAATCTATTTTGATATTAACAATTTTTGGGTTAAGGACATCAATCGTATCATTGATCATCCTATAATGGTTCAACCATGTTTTGACGTTGTTTTTAAGTACCTGGTTTGCCGCCAGTAAATGACCATCAGAATTTTCAGAAACAAGATAAAGATTTAAGTTCCTTTTAAATGAATCGTGATCTCTGATAATCCTCGCCCTTTTAATGTTGCCAAATTTAGAAGGCATTCGATAAATCAGCGCCTCGTAGTCTTCGGCCGTCACCGCTCTGTTCTGCGAAGCATAAACATCATTAATCCGCTGTCTAAGTTCTGATGCCGTTGGAAGACTGACGTCTCCTATAATAGGCTGTTCGTTGATTACTTCCAGACTTTCTTTCACAAAATCTAGCCTTGAGCTGTTTGTTGCCGCAGATTTAAATATTAAAAAAGGCTCCACGACAGACGTCAGGCCGCGGGTGGCGACGTTAACGTTATCGGTAGTATTGGTTCTATATTTGACAGTTAATATTGTGTTTGCCGGGGCGACGCCAAATTTATCAGTATTGAGAAGCTTTGACGGGTCGAAGCCTTCATCCGTTTCATAGTCTCTTCCATGCATTTTTAAGACAACGTTCGAGGGGTGGGAAACATTGTCCGTTTTCAAAGAGGTTTCTGACCCGTGGCCAAACTTTAAAAATATTGAACCATGTCTATTAAATGTAACAAATCTTCTTGGAACAGATGTGGTGACCATTATGCTTGGCACATATTGACTCGTAGAGGCGTCTTTGTTTATAACTGATTTGAAAACAGAGTCTTGTGATAAGTAATCCACCTCAAAATATTCATGGCCCTCAGAGTCCACCACAGACACGATTTCTGAAATGTCCGGATCAGAAAGAGAAACAGTTAAAAATCTTGTAAAATCTCCGACATTTATGGCTTCTGTGTTTATTTCACCCGAAATAACTCTTCCGTACGTTTTTACTGCGTAGGCGGTGGGCGCGCCAGTATCAGGGTCCGCGGTCGCGACGACAACTTCATTGTCTGAATTCGAGAAGTCTACTTCGTCTATTAAGGTAAATATTTGCCCGCCGGAGGAAGAAAATTTGCTTCCCTTTGCTAAAATAGGTAAATAATTTGTATCTGGTGTATTACCCGCGCTATTAACCGGGGCCAATATATATATCGCGATGGTGCCGAACGAGTTTGATCTTAAAGGGGCCCGATATCCTACTTGTTCACCTAAGCGTAAAATATTGTCATATTCTACGGCCGTGTCTAGAAAGGATTCATTAACTTGATAGTCCAAATAAAAGGATAGTATATCCCCAGAATAAGCAATAGTATCAAGCATTAAAGATCCGAAAGAGGCCTCAGAGAAGTCCTTATAAATATCTGGATAATACCTGCGAGCATAGTCGACTAGTCCTTGTTTGATTGTATTAAAATCGCGATTAGTATATTTTATTAACTTTTTGTCTTTCTTCGTCGTCATGATTAATTAATGTCCTCGCCCTGCAGTATGATTGCAGCCTCAAGATTAACACTAGGTACCATATACTCAACAGAAACCGACAATGCATTGGCATCCTGTGGAAAGCCAGCGCTAGCCAAGGGGGTATTAAATGATATTTTTTGAATTTTTACAAAAGGCATATATCTATTCACCTGACGTGCAATACGTTGTCTCAGCTTGGCTTCTACCCCTGATTTTGGGTTGAACAAAAACTGTCTCACCCCAACTCCAAAATCCGGGTTCATGATTCTTTCGCCGGGAGCAGTTAAAAGCAAGTTCTTAAAATTCTGTTTTACCTGCTCTTTATAAGAAACCAACAAGGTGTAGAGGCCATGTTTGTCGTCTCTGTTTAGTGGCAATTCTGGTCCTATTCCTTGCATTTTTTTCCCTCTATAATTCAGTCAAACAAATATCGCTGCTCGAATCTTCATCCGGGTCGCCCATGATGTCATCATTAAGTTCTTCTTCTATTGCATCTATAAGTAGTAGCGCGATGTAAATCATACCAGGAACTGTACTGGGTGGGCCGGCGAAAAATGGCGGTGGGACGATGCCGCCGCCAAACGGCAACATTGAGGGCAACATTCCAAACCAAAGACCCGGCAGAAGAAACGGCGACTGGAAGATTTCGCGGAATTCTCTTTTTATACCCTTGCACTCATCCGGGTAGTTCGGGCATTCAGGGTCTCCGTTTAAGATTTTTCCAAACGTCTTCTCAACGAGATCTTTTTCATCCTGCGACTCCTGTAGCGATTCAGTAGCTTCGTTATAGTCACTTAAAACGTCGTTCAATTCGTCAATTCTAGCTTTTATATCTTGCCATGCAGATAGGTCGCTTCCGCTTATTCCAGCCGGGTCAGCGTCAGGATAGCTAAAGCTATAGTCTCCTATTTCCTGTGACGCGTCGTCAATTTCAACCTCTGATTGCAAATCAGGAGGCAACATACTAGCGTATGTTTTTAACAATTGAGTCTTTATTTTAACATCAATCGACGTCTGGGCGATCACCGTGCGCGCACTGGCCATGGCCGTTTGGGCGCCCTGGAGGCCCATATTCATAGAAGATTCTACTATTGTGATCGTAGTGGTTATAACCATGTTAGCAACATCAATAATTAATTTGGCTATAATAACCGCTGGATCTGTTACTTCAACAAAACCCTTTAGAATAAGCAATGGAGTCTTTAAAATAATCTCTAAAAGCTGTTTCGATAAGTCCGGCTCTTTACCTTGCGTGCCACTTTCAAGATCTCTAACCAGGTTACTTAGTTGATTGGCCACCTCGTCGGGGACATATTTGTAATCATCCGAGTTTTGAAATCCTTTAAGAATCGACTTTAAGGACAGCTTTGTTGTATCTAATATATCATCAGGGTTTGATATAAACCTAGACATGCCCGCCGCTGCATATGAGAAGGCCGTGGCCATATATCGCTTCATGGGAAAGAGATGGTCGTACATCAACTTAAACTCTGGGGAGGTCTTAAGATCATCTACTAAATCTTGGGCAACATATTTATAATAAAATTGATGGAAATTGTTTAGCACGTGCTTTTTAGTATCTAGACTCAAGGGCTCAGTAAAATCTATGTTTTCCGCCCAATATCCGAGACCCTCTAAATCGTAAGACTGTTCGCCGATTTGGAAAGTAGAGCCATTGTCAGAAATTATTTGCCTTTCGATCTCAACAATAGGGATTTCTAATTCATCGTAATATGCCTTTTCTAGTTCGGCACCAGGGCCCTGGAAAACGGCCGGCTTGTGCGTGCTATAATATCTTTTGTTTTGTAAAGTTTTAATTTTTGTAAGGCCTTCTGAATTTTCGCTGAACGCCGAGGCCATGGTGTCGCTAAAAAATTTGTCATCTATTTGGGTTATAGGATAAGACGTCGAATAACTCATCCTCAGACCAAAGCGAATATCTTTAAAAAACGGAGATAGACCAAGAACATCGTAAATATACTTTAAGGGAGGTGTATTAGAAAACGCCGGGGCATCATCGATGCCAATCGCGGTGATTTCTTTTAGAAACACAGCATTAAAAATGTAGCTCCACACCGACAAGGGAATATAACCACCGATATAACAGCTAAAGAGTTCTCTTCCGGCTTTTCTAATGAGGTCCTCTAGTTCTTCAAATAAAGAATTGGCGTTTGATATATCATAGTCTACTCCCTGCGGTGCGGCGCACAGCTCGCCGTCAGCGTCTTCTGTCATATATATACTTATAATAGACTCTCTTTCCGCGGAACTTAAAAACTGTATTTTAACATAGGGCTGTATTGTGACGTTCCCCAGCTTAAAGTTCAGATGATTGCCCGGCAATAGTTCTCTGTAAACTTCCTTATTAAAAGCACTTGAATCAGGGACGGCGCTACAATAATCCCTGAAATGCTCGTAGACCAGCGGGGGCGGGAACGGGTACCCCGGGGGTTCCGGAAGGACGGTGAGAGTGGGCCAGGAGGTGTCAAGGTTATTAACCGGTAAAGAATGAAACAGTTCTTTATTACGGTAAGCGGGCGATGTCGCGACGTCAAAATAACCAAACAAGTCGTGTTGAAGATTTGCTTCTTGGTTTAGCCATTGGCGGTGGTTCGGGCCAGAGGCCTCTTGGCTTTCCACGGGGCCGGCTTCTAAGAGGAAATTTACGGCGATTGGGTTATTTTCTTGGCGGCCGTGGCCGTAGTTCATTGTATAGATGTTGTTTTTAAAATGTACGTCGGAAACATATGGAGTGCCGGTAAGTATTTTGTTTTTAATATTTAACTGTAGATCGGTTGATATTGGACTACTATTAATAAAAACATCTTTAATAATTTTAGAAATTTTGTCTGCTTCCACAGCCAATAAATATTGTAATCCACTTTGTGTATCATTAAATTCCATTAATTCTTTGTCTGAGTAATTTTTGTCTTTCTTAATAATGTCACTCGCAAAATATGCCAAAACGTTAATATCAAAGTCTTCTTTGATATTCTTGACAATATTTTTAAGCACAATCTCGCTTTTTAGTATATCAGAGGCATCAAAACTGTCCCAAGCTATAATGCCGGAGAGGCACACTTCAAGGGCATATATTTTAATGATTAATATAACTGCGCCTTCGATAAGAGCGATCTTGGGCGCGTTAAGGTCCGTGTCCTCTCCTTGATCAGGTGAACGATCATACATATTCCGACAAACAGATGTTTTATAAAATTTAATGATTTCTGGTTTTATTTGTTCTAAGTCAAAAAAATCTGTCTGCGTTTTTTCTCCCACTGCCTCCGCTGTGCTGACACAGTTTGGATTCGATGCCGATTTATTGTACGGATTACGTAAAATCTTTTTCCAGAGCTTATTCATAAATTTTCTTTTATGAAGCCTAGAATGCTTAAGTTTAGAAAACATTTGATTTGAATATGCGTATTGGAGCGCGGAATATCCATAAGTCGACAAAATGTATTTCAATTTTCTCAAAAAGCTATTCGTGTGTAAGGCGTTTTCGTCGCCATCAGTTTCATTAAATTTCTGCATGAATTTGGTGGCTAAAAGCATGGCGAAGATTTGAGCCTTGGTATTAAATTTATTCAAGTTGTATGCGCCTGATGCGTCTGGTACCTGCAAAAGCGGTGTCTCTACCTCTGTATAGTTTTGTTCAAAAATATTAGATGCGTTGGCCGAAAATGGTTTTGTGGAATCATAATCCAAATCGCTGGTATAACACTGCATAATCAAGTTCTTCACGTCTTCTGGCAACTCTAAAGCGAAGTCAAAATTTGGCGCATTTCTAGTGATCGCAGAATCTGAAGTAATTGGATTTGGGGGCACCTCCCAGTTCGAATTCTCTGCCAAATATTTTGCCTTTGAAAATTTAAAAATATCGCGGGGAGCATCAAGCTGCGATAATATATTTTGATTTAGTCCGAGCGGGAAGGGCGCAAGGTTTTGATAAATTATACTATCATTCTGTTGTATAACCTGCACGGCATCGGCCGCGGCCTGTAGTGCATCGGCAAGCAGCCCTTTGTCTTCCCCGTCTTCAGACGCGTCGACGGAAGCTTGTTGCAACTCGTTCATAATTTCAGCCAGTATTTGGCCTGTTGCCGCGCCATTAATATCTGGTACATTTGGCCTGATGTTGGTAAAGGGCAAATCATAAAAAAGAATATTTGGGTTAAAATTAGCGTCAGACTCAAGGGACAATGCTGTGTCGGCCAGGACGGAGGAATCATTAGTATAACCCAAAGCCTGCGGGAATCGGCTGAAGGAATTATACAACTCCGCGTTGGTCGGCTTATCATACATAGAAAAATGTTTAATTACTTCTTTTGGATCTTCGCTATTGGCCACTTGGTCGGGATCCCGGAAGGCCTGGTCAAACACTAAATAAAGAGGTAAAATCTGTTCTGGCCAGAACCACGTCGGCCCGGACATCTGAGCGCCGTCTTCGGAGGATGCGGCTTTGACCGGTTGCTGATACTCTACAGCGGCGGTCTCACCTTCAATGAGGGCCGCCGACAATTTTTGTCTCCATCTTGTAAAATATACCTGGACTGAATTATCTTCGACATGAAACAGGGCCGGGAAGTTGGGGAATATTCTTCTAATTCTTTTATTTTCCAACCCTAAGGCCTCGCGCACCGTCAGGTCCATAAATTTATCAACGATTCGGTGGTCGACGTAGAGGTCAGGAGCGGCGGGGCCATATTCTACGCACGGGGGCAAAGTCCAAAAGATGAAGTCTTCAGGCGTAGAGACCGGGTAAGTCGGATTGGGGCCAAGCCTAATCAGGCCTGGGTTGTCGGACCAGTTAACTGGTGTTCCGGCGTCCGGATCCGAAAAATCGTATCCGTTCAGGGGGCTCAGTGCGAGGCCTGTGAAATGTCTGGCCATAACGTACCATGCATTGGGGTCTGGACAAATTTGTCGTAAGGTGGCAGTAAGGGGCCAGGGCATTGCTAGGTGGGATAAAAGAAGTGATCTCGGATCTGTACCTGGTGGCCCGGTCGGGTTTCCACATGTGGTGGTGTTCGGGATATTGGTGCTATCATTGGGGTTTCTAGCTGGAAGCGGAAGTCCCACAAGATCTTGGCCACCGGTGGCCAGAGTCAAATGCCCAGCTTCAAAAACAATTTTATCCAGATACATTGGTTTTATGACGCTTTCGAGATCTTCCTTAATTTTTGTTTTGCGCTCGACATATGTCTTGCCAGGCATGGCAGCGAATTGAGTATTAAATTGTGTCCATAGAGGAAGCAGAGTCGGCCATTCTTCGCCCGCGTTGCCGAATCCTGGCCACCCGGGTGTATAACCATAATCATATAAATTAACATTCGAAACGTTAATTGGTGTTAAAGTGTCCTTCTTCCAAAATTCCGCGCTCTGAAGGCCCGAATAACCCAGCGTTGTGTTCTGATAGAGGTAAGGGGGGTCCATTATCCCGTTTGTGCTCTGACCAATGATATCGGCCGTTGCAATTTTCAACCACCAATAGTCGTTGGCCCGGGCCTCTTCGCCGGTGTACGTGTCTATCCCCACTGTGACCCCGAGCGCCGTGATCCGATGGGTGAGAAAATCACCATAATGAACAAAACTATTGTAAGTGATAGGAAGTACTGGAATTTCTATATTCGATGAAATGTGGTCCAAAAGGAGTGGGTCTCCAATATACGCAAAACATCGCTTTGTGTACGGGTCGGAGATGGCTTCTACAAACATTTGATGGGCGGCCCGGAGTTCCTCTGGGTCGGTTGCTGCCAACACTGCTCTTGGGGGTACAGAAAAGAATTTTAAACTGGACATGTCCTGTATTAATGAGCGTTTAACGTTGTTTAGGAATAGGTCAGTTAATCGAGTCATACTATCTTCGACAGCCTCTGGGAGCTGGAAGTCCGCGCACATCGAAGGCAAAAGCGAATTAGACGACATTTCTCCCGTTGACAGACCCAAGCCAGCGAGGCCAAGAATCTTGCTTTTTAAATCATCTATTTCTCTTTGTATTTGTTCCTCGGCCTCTTCGAGGGTGAGGCCTGACTGCATTAGTTGATTCTTTTTTTCTTCAGAATTATATATTGACTCACAAGTGTCGTCAATTAGTGGTTCCATCGGCTTCATTAGCCCATCGAAGTCAATGTTTATTTTATCACACACGCCCTTTAGAGCAGTCGCTATGTCCTCAGTGCTCACAATCCCGTTTTCATATATGCATGGATGCTTTAATTTTGTCCGCTCAAGGGCGTCCAGCAGGGTTTTCTGCGAGGCCTCGTTCCTGCAAAAGGCCTTCATTTGGCCGATTGTAAGGTTGTCAAATATATCTTTGGCCCAGGCCGCCACCTGTTGCGATGAACAAGCGCCAATCTTGGGCATCGGAGGGATTGGAATTGAATTTGCCTGGCCGCTCCCAGTGGCCGGCCCTGAGTCGTCGTCCTCCTCCATACATGCATTTAAGGCTTGCTGTATAAGCAAGTTGGCTATTTGACTAAAAATCGCTACTTGTATCGTGGCTATTAATTTAGCAAATTGTTCGGCGCGGTCGCCCAATAAATTATCAGTAGGTAAATTATCCGGAAAGGTAAACCATGGGATGGTAAATTGACTTAAGTCTTTAACAAAATCTATTACGCCCAGAATCGAATTCGTAAACAACTCGCACATCACATCCAAACCCAACTCTTCTTTAAAATTGTCTAGCCACTCTTGCATCTGCCGCTTTGAAGGCTTTGTGTCATATCCCGACTCAGTGCTTTGGCTATATCTTACCTGTGACAACAAATATTCATCATTAAGATACGGCATATATTGGATCGGATCAGGTACTGAATATCCGTCTAACACTAGTTGGGCTTGAGCTTGAGATTCAGAGTAGCCTAGCTCTTTATACCTCTCGGTCTCAAAATCAATGGTTGCTTGTGGCCATTGTCCCCCGAGAGATGTCGATTGGGCGGGTATTAATTTTATGATTTTTTTATTTGTCTCCAGGAATTTTATTATCATGATAATATCGTTACCAAGCTGCTCTGATAGTTCCTCTTTTAACAAAATAGCCATTGTTATTGGCGCGTTGCCCTCTGTGTATTGAAGTAGGTTTTGTCCTATTTTGTCATTAATCAAATTACTAACCTTATCCGCTATTTCAGGGCCCATTTCAATTGCGCCTCTTTCAAGAAGCTTTTCCACCTCGTCGAGGCCCATTTTTTCTGTTATATTAAGCATAGCAGCTTCACACATGGCCTCGGCTGTAAGTGGCAGGCCCAGCTTATTTTGCATGCATATCATTATTAGCGATATTAAAGATTGTAGATTAATCCTGTGGAAAAACGACTTAAACAAGTTTTCCATATATTTCTCATCATTAACATTCTGTAATTGGCCGCTAATATCTTGCAGGGTCTCATTATTCATTGTGACCGTGCCATCAAAATTATATTTTTCAAAGAAAGAGGCCATATATTCAGGGTCTTTATAAAACTCTTCTTGTGAACTCTTTTGCTGTTGGGTGAGAGAACTGGGTTTCTTGTCCAGGTTCTTTATTTTCTGATCTAGTTCCGCGGTGATGGCGGCCGGCATTGATTCTTGAGGGTCTCCAGACATAAAGATTTTTACTGGGGGCACCAAGTAGTTTGATAAAAACTCTGCCCACTTATTCTGTTGGTTTGTTTTCCCCGTTGAAACACTTTTCCTTAAGTCGTAATAAGAAAGAATTAAGTGCAGCGTCCTATTATTATAAACACCCTCCAAGCGCTTGCGCAATAAAGGCAAAGCATATCTTAAAGGCTTAGCAACCCTTCCCTGGTCTGTTTTGAATTCGCTTGGGATAAAGTGGCCAAATTCGATTAAATTATCATTTGAGCCTTGAACTGTTTCTGGGTCTGGTGAAAATAGTATATAAGATATTGTTTGTTTTACTCCAGATCCCACTTTATTATTGTCTCTGACCCCTACTCTAATAAAGTGTTCGTGCTCTGTCTTGGTGCCCTGGGAGGCTTGCGTGTTGGTTTGACTGGTATTCGACGTGTATGGTATACTTTGTCTCGCCATAAAGTTGTCGATGGCGTTTCTTACCTTATGAATCGACTTTATCTGCGCGTCAAAATCATAATTTAAATTAGTTTTAATGTCGCGCACCAACAAATTTGAACTTTTAGCACTTGTTTTAAGATCCTGAAACAGGCCAGTCAAATAATCACAAATTACTTTTATTTCTTTCACTCTTAATGTTACGGCATATTCTTTGCCGGCTAAAAAGGCAGAATCATCTGGAAAATTAACAACGTAATGTTTAGAGGATTTTGGTAGAGCATCAACATCGTTGGCCTTAATAACAAATAAGACTTTTTGATTTTTTGGATTCAAAGAATTTAAGGTCAGCTTTGTTGCTATTGGTTCGAATCCCGCCTTCGCGTCGTCGGTGTCAGTTTTTTGTTTGTCAAGGTACTCTAATAAAATATTCCAGGACGCGTCTTTGGCCTCCTGTAAGGACGCTGAATACTTTTCTTCCTTTAATATGTCCAGATTTTCTTGATTTTCTTCCAGGTCCTTGGGGGTTTTTGATGTCTGAATCAGTTCTTTTTCTGAGTTTCTTATAAACTCCCCTTTAATAAAGTAATAATACTCGCTTACCCCATTTCCCAATAAATCATATTTTGAACGTCGTACGTCGTGAGGGTCCAAAAAAACCCAATTTAAATTATCTCCGGGCGCAATTGACTCCGATCCCGGGATTGGTTCTGTGGAGGCAAAAGGGTCAAAAGGTAAATCTGTGTTTGTCATATTCTAAATACTCACTAGTTTGTTTTATTTAATTCGCTATTAATATAAAAAGGCTTGCCGGGTTTCAAGTATTTGTCTTTAATGGCCTCGGTGTTCGAGATTTCCATTATGGTGCCCAGTTCAGACTTTAAAGTGGCCTCTGTGTTTACTTGAATTCCTGCATGTATTACTTCGACCGAAGCCAGAGAGTCCTTGCCAAAAAAAGCAGTTTTGTGTGTGTGAAACGACACCGCGTCATTAAATTTCATTTGATATTTTATAAAACCATGTGTGTTAGTAGCCAAGTCTTGGATCAATTTTATCACCGCATTAACAGCATCAACCATATTATTGCCCTTTACTAGGGGCTGCAGTTTTTCAACTTCGTTCATGGCTACTAATTCCGTACCATATCTCTCAACTTTTAGGCCACCTTGAGAGTTGTTTGTGTCAACGCCCGTCACAAGCCTCATGTTTTCTCTAGATATTAATCTAACTTTATCAGCCTTTATTGCAATTGCCGAGCGCGCCATATCTATAGCCAGAGTATCGACAGCCTCAGGTGTTTCGGTTACCTCTGCAAATTCACAAAGTCTAAAATTTCGATCCACGTTGGTTTTCTGTGAAATATAAATTCTGGCAGCATCAACTGAAAAGTTGGGATTCGTATACATTTTTAGTTCTACGGTTTCGCCGCCTTTATCTTTCACCTCCTCAACTTCCATGGGAGACGGGCCGCCCATCCCAGCCACTATGTCAATAGCATCACATTGAGTGTGACCCTTGCCACCATATCCTGTGTGGGGGTG